TAAAAGACATTCTTCATAAGGTCTTTTGCTATAGCGCCAGGTGTGCGCAAGTTACCCTTTGTGTCGTACTGGTTAATACCGTACTGGTAGAGCTGAGCTCCCATACTTCCTGTAGACAACGCTCCAATTGCAGATGAAGCAGCTGCGTTGTCCATATTCAATGCTTTTGCTGCTGCGCTTGTTTGTTCCAAGCCCATCTTCATGTTTGCACTACCAGGCATAAAGCTGTAGTTAGTAAATGTACCAAAAGCTTCGGCAGTACCCATAGGGCCTGTTATGCCGCCCTTCATGGCTGCCATTGTGCTTAATTGGTTTTGAGTTCTATTACTGCCTCCGAGCATAGCTGAAGAGCCGTAATATGAACCAGCTCTTTGTGCTACTGCTCCAACGTCTGGAAGCATACTTGAAAAGCCACCAACAATAGCCGTTGCTATCTGAGCTCCTGCAGCTATTTTACCAAATGAGGCTTGTCGTATACCGACGTCTAGGTACGCACTGTTTATCCTTTCGGAAGTGCTTTCGTAGTTACTTTGCTGCGCATTTGAGCCTGGTTTGGCAGCAGCCATAGGTGTTTGGCTTGAAAACTTTGGCGCACCACTTACAGATGTTTTTCCAAATACAGGTGTTCCTTGCCCATTACCAAATTGACCGCTTTTGGACAGAACCGCATTGACGTCCCCAAATGCTGATGGTCCAAGTCCTTTAATCTTTTTTAAGACGTCGTAGACACCAGAGAGTTCTTTTTTAAGGGTAGTAACAGAAGAGGTAAGTGTTTTTACATTACCCATAAAGTTAAATGCCATTACCTGTCCTTTCTGCCTTTGCCTTGGCTAGTTCTAGCCAATTTTGTCTCTCTCTTACTGACATGTCTTTTATATCAGATAGTGTCCATCCCTCATGATTTGCACTTATTGCTGCCCACTGTGAGAACAGTTCTAAGTACGACGTGTAACTACAGGCGAAACAAGGTTCCCAAATTAATGGATACCGTTACCTCGCCTTCACACTCAGGACACGTAACTTGTAGGTCAGTAAACTGAGGTCCGGGTACTCGCTTATTGATTTCTTTAACGATGTTCTTTCTATCTACCATTCCAAGATGCTGTACCTGTAATGCGCTATAGACAGGGTTGTCGTTTATCTTTAGCACACAGGCTTGAAGCAAAATTGTTGTTTGCTCTGCTTCTGATTTATCAGCATTTGCAATCAGTTGTTTTTGGTCACTACCTGTTGGAAGTTGAACCGTAAAGAGGTCTTTTTTACCTTTTACAGTAAAAACACGGTCGTTAATTGGGTCTGTTAAAATTTTAACCTTTACATCTTCGTTTAAATCTACAGTCACAATCTTGTAGTCTTCGCACTTATCGCAGTAGGAAGGTATTTCAATATCTACTCCAAAAGTTGCTTTAATGATTCCAAGTAGAAGAGCATCTAAGTCTCCCGCTAGCAATTCATCTAAAACAGACTCTTCGGCTTTGATGCTTCCAATAGAAACCGTTCCACGTTGAATTATTGCTGATAGAGCTTTTCCTATAGTTGTTGCTTTAGCAATTGCCTCTTCATCACGTCCGTTTAGCTCTCGCACCTCTGCGGTACGGAGGAGCTCCCCAGCGGGGGTTACATATCCGCCAGGAAGTTCCACCGTAGTATCCACAGGAGATTTAATTTGCGGATTGAAATCATCTTCAATCTGCTCATTCATGACTTGGTTTATGAGATTGTTAGCCATGGCGGGGTTAGCCGCTGCACTGATTGTTTTCGTTGTCATTTTATTCCTTTGTTAGATTGGATTAGTTAGTTTACAACTGCTGAGCGAGCCCCGCCGCCACCGCCACCGCTTACCGCTGTAGCAGCAACTCCTACATCACCAAATACAGAGGATGCTTGACCTGCTGCTGTTAGTGCTGTGCCAAAGTTGACGTCAAAACCTTCATGTACGAGTGTCATCTGTTCTACGAACAGAGCGTTATCTCCCGCATTTAGGTCTGAGTAAGCAATTGAGGTAGGCCAGCAGTTATACACCTTAAAGCGCATTGCTACGTGGTCTGTTGGAGGTGTTAAATCACCAGCTCCTTCTCCTCCAACTCCTGGAATTGGATGAGATAAAACTGCGATGTCTAGGTCGCAACGGAAGTTTTCTGCAACCCCACGTGAACCTGCTCCACCTTGAACTGTTGCAAACATATTGCGCATCCAGGCCCAGTTTTTAGAAGTTCCAAGAATTAGTCCACGTTGCAGAGTGATAGGAGCAAAGGTTGTTTGTCCTGGAATTTGGTGAACGGTAGTGTTGTAACCACCCTCACGGTAAGGAATAGAGTCTGTTGTTACAGCCATTCCCGATACGGATGTAAAACCCATAACAGCAGTTGTTGAAGCTAAATTGGTAACTGCTGTACTTGGGTTAGTTTGTGCTGTAAACGTAACCAAAAACCTAAAGTTACGTAATGGATCTGTCATTAGGTTTGAGCGATTGTTAGTTATGGTAGCCATAATTTATTATCTCCTTGGTTAGTTCAGCGTTTTTTGGCTGAGGTCAATGACGATAAACTCTGCAGGGTACTGCAGTGCAACGCCAACTTCAATGTGGACTTCACCTTGAGCGATTAAGTTTGCAGGGTTATTTTCTGCATCGCACTTGATGAAGTAAGCTTGTGCAGGTCCTCCACGAAGACCACCTTGATTGCGGTACTCATTTAAGAATGAATCAACGACACCACGGATTTGCGTCCAGAGACGCTCTTCATTGTTTTCAAAGATTGCAAACTCAGTAATAGCTTTTAGACGTGCCTTGATGTAAATCAAAGAACGACGCATATTTACATAACGGTTTGCAGTTCCGTCTTGTAACAGAGTACGAGCACCCATAATTACAATTCCTGCACCAGGAATCTGACGAAGAGGGTTTAGAGGAGCAACTGAACCTGTTCCTGCAGTAGGAAGGCCGTTGTTCATTCTGTCTAATTCAGCTGTTGTGAAGGTACGCTCTAGAGCAACGATTCCAGCAACTTGGCTTCCTAGACCAGCAGGTGCTTTAAACACACCGAGGCTTGCATCTGTTGAAAGGTACTTTCCTACAACTGCTGCTGAAGGACCTACCAAACGAAGTGCGCCGTTTCCACGACCAACTGGGTCTGAGATGTAACCGTGTGGGTAGTACATAGCTGTTGAGCTCTTGCCGCTTAGTGCTTGAGCTACAGCAATTGCTGCATCTACAGTTAATCCAGCAGCTGTTTCTGCAACATAAAAACCATTATTAGCTTCAGCCCAGGCTGAGGCTGCTGCTGTAACGGTTGCAGTAGATGTTGGTACTACGGCATAGATGTTTGGAGTAAAGATAACGAGAGGACGATTTACAGAGTTGAACTCGTTCCAAACAGCGGTTGATGTTGCAGCATAAGATGTGTAATCAGATGCGATTACAGTAGCGCCATCTCCACCATTTACTGGTGAACCGCCAACTGTAAGTGGATAAACTGCTGAAGCAGGTACACCCGCAGCATTGTTGCTGATAGTGATGTATCCAGAAACAGTGTTAATTACAGTGTTTGCGTAATCTGAGCTAGTTGAAAATGTTGGGTCAAAGATAATATTTTCATAACGCTCAAGCAAGACATCGTTTGAAGTATTTGAAGCAGTTCCTGAAACTGTTTCTTTGGTAAGGGTTAGCGTGTAAGTTCCTGCAACAGTTCCAGTGGTCATTTCTATACGAAGGTTAGTTCCATCTGATCCACGGTTTTTAGCTGTAGCAGTAAATACTGCTACGGAACCAGCAGTAGATACGGTTACGGCAGCACTAGATGCGTTTGATGAAAGTATACGCTTTACGTATAAATCACGACCACCATTAGAAAAGAATTGAGCAATTCCAAAAGTAGATGGATATGCGGCGTTGTATCCTCCGAAATACTTGGTAAATTCATACCAAGAGTTTACAAGAGTTACGGATTCAGGACCTTGAGGAAGCGGACAAGCAACTGCACCTGCAGCGTTAGCTGAATCTCCGACTCCGATTGGTGCGGGTAGTAGGCGCTCACTAATGTAAACACCTGGACGGCTATAAGCCATTGTTTTCTCCTAACTAGTTGGGTAGGGGTTCCTTGTTGTTACGGATTAGTCCACGAATCAACGGCAGTGTATGGGTATGCTGTTTGTCCTTGAACAAACGACCCAGCTGTGCCATTACCGATAACTTTTAACGTTTTGTACACTTGTGTATAGGTTTGTGAGGTTATCTCGGACGAGACTCTCACTGTGAAAGCATTTACAAATAAACGCTTTCCTTGCTCTGTAACATCTCGCTTTGAGACATCCAGAAGGTCCAAACGACGAACAGTTCCGTCATCTGGCTCCAATACAGCAAACCGCATTGGAATCTTATTGCTCAGCATTTGACCAAGAATTTGTCGGTCATGCCTAGGTTGACGAGAGTAAGTAGTTACTTGGTAGTCAATGTTTACTGGAATAGGCCAGGGTATGTACCAGCTACTAGTTTCCTCATTGTAAACCGCATTGCTTGATGGGTCTGTGGATGGGTCTGGCAGGTAAGAAGGCTGTGCGAAACCGCGATGAGCACGTGCAGGGTCTTCTGCAATGTCAATCATGTCAATTGTGATGTACGGGTATGACTGCTCACGGATTTCTTGGTCGGGTTGCCCAAAATAAACTTTTACACTGCGGGAGGTATTGTTGTTGTTTGCTTTTTGGTCAACAACGGTCATACCTAAAAGAAGATTGCGCAAAGCCTCATCCTCAGAGATAAGGAAGGTCATAGCTCGCCTCCCATGTGCTTCAGCATCCTACCTACAAGGAACTCTTCAGCTTCAGAGGTATTGTTGGAAAAACGACGCATAGCTGCGGTAGGACGGCTATCTTGGGTGCCGTATTCCAAGTCATTAATTTCTTTGGTGTGCTTTTTATTAGCGGCAATT